AATATTATACGGATGGCCGCTTTGGGAATTTGAATTTTGAATTTTGAAATTCAAAAGACAATTCCAAATTACAAGAATGCCATTTGGTACACACTATATATTGAGTACCCCATACACCGATAGCAGGCACCAAATGAAATCCGTGGTCAATCGGGGTACATTGACCAAATGGCTCCTCCTAAGAGATTTAAAATATATTGCTAAAAATTATTTCCTCACATATCCACATTGCTCTCTTTCTCTATCAGAAGCACTTTCCCAATTACAAAACCTAAAAACCCCAGTAAACAAATTATACATTAAAATCTGCAAAGAGCTTCATGAAAATGGGGAACCACATCTCCCTGTGCTTATGCAGTTCGAAGGAAAGTACCAGTGCACAAATAACAGATTCTTCGACCTGGTCTCCACAACCAGGTCAGCACATTTCCATCCAAACATTCAGGGAGCTAAATCCAGCTCTGACGTCAAGTCCTATATTGACAAGGACGGAGACACCATCGAATGGGGTGAGTTTCAGATCGATGGAAGGTCCGCTAGAGGGGGACAACAATCAGCCAATGATGCTTACGCCCAGGCGCTTAACTCTGGAAGTAAGTCGGAGGCTCTTAATGTAATTAAAGAATTAGCTCCTAAAGATTTTGTTTTGCAATTTCATAATCTAAATAGTAATTTAGATAGGATTTTTCAAGAGCCACCGGCTCCTTACATTTCTCCTTTTTTATCTTCTTCTTTTAATCAAGTTCCTGAGGAACTTGAAGTCTGGGTGTCCGAGAACGTCATGTCTGCCGCTGCGCGGCCATGGAGACCCAACAGTATTGTAATAGAGGGTGATAGCAGGACCGGCAAGACAATGTGGGCCAGGTCTCTAGGCCCACACAATTATTTGTGTGGACATCTAGACCTGAGTCCTAAAGTGTACAGTAACGACGCCTGGTACAATGTCATTGATGACGTAGACCCGCATTATTTAAAGCATTTTAAAGAATTCATGGGGGCCCAGAGGGACTGGCAAAGCAATACAAAGTACGGGAAGCCCATTCAAATTAAAGGCGGAATTCCCACTATCTTCCTCTGCAATCCAGGCCCAACATCATCATATAAAGAATATCTAGACGAAGAAAAAAATATATCTCTAAAGAATTGGGCTCTGAAGAATGCAACCTTCATCACCCTCTACGAGCCACTGTTCTCAAGTGCCAATCAAGGTCCAACACAAGCTAGCCAAGAAGAAAATAATCAGGCGTAGGCGACTGGACCTAGACTGCGGCTGCTCATACTATCTCCATATCAACTGCACCAACCATGGATTCACGCACAGGGGAACTCATCACTGCTCATCAGGCAACGAATGGCGTTTTTATCTGGGAGATAAACAATCCCCTCTATTTCAAGATCACCAGCCACAACGAGAGGCCACTCAACATGAACAAAGACATAATTTCAATACAAATCCGATTCAATCACAACATCAGGAAGGAGTTGGGGATTCACAAATGTTTTCTCAACTTCCGAATCTGGACGACCTTACGGCCTCAGACTGGTCATTTCTTAAGAGTATTTAAATATCAAGTTCTTAGATATTTAGATAATATTGGTGTAATTTCCATTAACAATGTAATTAGAGCAGTTGATCATGTATTTGTATAATGTAATTGCAAAGACAACAGATGTAACAGAACATCATGATATAAAATATAAATTTTATTAATTCGATATTGAATCGTAGAAGTACACCCTTATTTTCAGTGTACATACACTGGATTAGAAGCATGAGTACACGCCATATACAATAATAGAGCATTCTCAGTATGATTCTCATATTTTCCCTGCTCTTGATGATTATAAACAATATGGTTATAAATCTTATAAAATCGCCTAATGACACATTGCTCTTTGGACGCATATTGACCACCACTCAGGCTAGCAGTGAACCTCTTAAGAACCTGACAACGATCCCGCAAATCATTCTTAATAGTGGCAGTAGATGGCTCATTATCATACATGTTGAACAATTCTCCAAATCCATAAGGAGTAGTAACTGGACGACGATCCCGAACAAGCCAAAACATACAAGTGTTAGTATGATTCTTCACCTTAATGTTCTCATCCATCCACACTTTGCCAACAATGTAAATAGACTTGATACAAAAACGTTTCCCAACACGATGAGTAAGGCCATTACCACGTGTTACATCTGAAACACACAATACCTCACCCGTATGCTTCAAATCATGGCGCTTGTCAAACGATTGGACCTTACATGGGCCTTCACATCCACGGGGAACATCAGGGGTTCGATACATTCTGTATATTTTGGGCTTTCTGTACATGGGCCTGTACGTCCATGATCGACGCTTGTTTGTGCCTTGGACAATGGGGGCAACAGCACGGCTGCTGTATGGGCTGTCGAAGTTCAGCCTTCGGCGAACTTTCGAGACGGGCGTGGAAATGATTATATCGCCGGGACGCTTCGACATAGTCACGCGCCCTTATAACAGAAATAAGATCCCTAATTAAATCGTGGCCCAAAGTATTGGGCTCGTATGTTTGCTCAACGGCCTGCAAATATTTTATGGCTAGCATACAGCGAAATCCGTGAACAGATTCCGGAAAATCATTCAGAAGTGGATCCCACATCATGCACGACAAATACCTTGGGGACCAAGTATATAAAGACAAAAGGACAGTTATCTAACATTTAAGGCTAAAATTTGATTGGTTGATAACGACGTGTGTGGAGCCCATCAAAAAAGAGGGGCGCGGCCATCCGGT